ATTATAAAGATTTCATAAAGATTTCTTCTTTGAGTAAAAGAAGTATTGGTAAATACTTGACTGGATGTGTCAATAGTGGTAAACTGATTTAGTGGAGGTTGACAATGAGTTTAGATGATTGGGAACAGTTTTTAGGAAACAAACACAGGACAACCAGGACACATTATAGTATGGGTCGCAAGTGCGAGAGGTGTGGTAGATTCATTGTAAATGGGAGTAAGACAGGCTATTGCAGGGTGTGCTGGAGAATAATAAAAGAGAATGGCCATGAAGATGATAGTATTAGTATTAAAGGGGGAGAATCTGAAGGGCATAAACAGATAAAGGAACTAGCTGTTAAATGGTTACTACGAATAAAATGTAAAGATATAACGGCAGAGAGGAATATTAAAACTCCCCGGGGTAGTATCCGTGCCGATGTTGCTGGTAGATATAATGGCAGCTGGATTATTGTTGAGTGTGGTGGAAGCCAAAGGCAGAAGCTTGAGAAGGCACTGCTATTTACCAGGAATGTTTACATATGGGCTTACCATCAGGATAAACCATACTTATATAATCCTAGTATGATTATATGCCACGCCTGCGGTACCTTCAAAGGTAATGTCAATAATGGAACTTGACTCGCATACTTGAATAGTATATAATAAAACTACCTATTAGCGTAAACCTAATTGGAGCTAATTAGGTGGTGAGGCGATAGCTGTTTTTATGATTTCCCTTGCAGAGACTTTAGAGTCTCAGAACTCTAAAGCCTCTCCTCTTTACTTGAAATACTTGACAACTTACAACAATTCGTGCTATTTCTTTCCTATGACTACCTCAATCTCTAGACCAAAGAAAAAAAGAACTCAAATAAATCCTAACTCCCTCGCTAACCTCATCCCCTATAAGAAAGGAGAAAACGGACATGGCAGGGTTTATCCCCTCAAGGAAAGACTCCGCCATGCTCTCGACCACCCTTTAACGAAACCAAAAGACGATGCACCTGCCGGTGAGCATATCGTTTACGCTACCCTCAAGGGCGCTATTGACTTGGTGCCCTCCCCTTTCCATGAAGTCTGGGACCGGGTGGAGGGCAAAGTGCCAGGAGATAACCAGGTAGTTCTTCAAGATAATCGGGCAATCAATATCATTGTATCAAGTGACAAAGCTAAGGAACTAACCGAGAAGATTGGAGATAGGTTGTTGATGCCATGACCACAGCCACTAAAACAGTTATTGATATCAGGACAACCAAAGTCTATGAGGCTATCCTTCAGGCGTGGGATGACCGCAAAAAGGGTATCCTGCTAGAAGGGGGGACGTATTCAAGCAAGACTTTTTCAGCGCTCCAATTTCTTTTGACTATAGCCTCCAAAGCACCTAAGAAGGTGGATATTAACATATTATCTGAGTCCATCCCTCACTTAAAAGGGGGATGCATTAAGGACTTCTTTTCTATAATAGATGAAATCCCTGAAAGAAACCTGTGTTACAATCAGACCGACCACATATACAGACGCCCGAGCTGGAACGGCGCAGTTACATTTCTGAGTGCCGACAATGAGAAGGCCCTAGGAATGAGAAGAGACATATTATTCATCAACGAAGGGGACACTTTATATTGGGAAATCGCCAGGGAACTAATCTCACGAACTAATATATTCGTTATCATAGACTGGAACCCGCGCAGTGAGTTCTGGGCACATGAATACTACTTAAACGACCCGAAATGGGCTTATGACCACTCAACATATCTTGACGCATTAGATGTTATCCCTGCTGGTAAAAGGGACGACATTGAAAGTCTGGGAATTAAGGACTCGAACTATCACAATATCTACGAGCTCGGTTTACTTGGCAAGATAGAGGGGCTGGTTTACCCTCATTTTGAGCAGGTAGACGAACTTCCCATGGGGGCTTATTTCTACGGCTTAGACTATGGATACTCATCTGACCCGACAGTGCTGGTGAAAAATGTTATTCTTGGGGATAAACTATATTCTAAGCAGATGTTTTATGATTACTCAAGGTTGACTAATGGAGAAATAGCTCAGAAGTTAAGTTTACTTGGTATCCAAAATGAGCCAATCTACCCCGACCCTGATGAGCCTAAGAGTGCTGAGGAGATACGCCAAAGAGGGTTCAATGTTTTAGAGGCAGTCAAGGGCAGGGGTAGTGTGAGTTTTGGTATTCAGAAAGTCAATAACTATTATCAATTCTGGACTAAGGATAGCCTAGAATGTATAAGGGAGCAGAGGAATTACAGATATATGAAAGACAAGACAACCAAGGAGTTTACAGATGACACCACGCATCAGTGGAGTCATGGCATGGATGCTCGAAGGTATGGGGTAGCGAGTTACATATTTAGATATAGTGGCCACGCTGCCTCAGCCAGCAATAACCATTAAGGAGATGAGGAATGGCTAACATTCAAGAGTTAATATTATTTTGGAGTAGCTACAGGACGAAGATGGGTTGGTCGCTTGGTATGGAGGAGTGGGAGAAGGTAAACGATACAATAATTGCGCTGATGGACTTGGGTACTCTTAGGGCAATAGGGGAGGGAGATGCTCGCTAAGTTCCATAAAACAATGGGAGTGACGTGGTGGGAGCAAAAGCAAATAGACGCATGGGACCCTGTGTTGAGAGCTATAGCGGAGATACTAGCAGGGCTATTCGTTTTATGCTGTGTGCCCTTTGTGCTGCTTTATTTTGGAATAAGTTACCTTGCAAAACAGCTAAGAAGGATATAGGGTAGAAATGAGGCTTAGTGAATTTAGGGCTAATAGATGGAGGGTAAAATAATGGACACCATAACACAAGTCAAGAAACGAATAACAGAGTTTAGCGAACTCTACGCTAGGATGGACAGGTCAGTCAAGTATCTTTATCCTGAGGAATTTCCGTATGAGCTTACCTTGTTTGGCTCTAATACTAAAATGAAAAAGAGCAGCACTATCTCCGTGACCACTAACGCCGGAGCAGTTTACGTTGACGCAATAGCTAAGAGTTTAATGGATGGAGTATGGCAAACGACATTAGATGGTAAAATATCAGCTCGCCAATCTACTGCCGTCAAGGGGTTTGCTGATGATGTCCTGGCTCAGATTGACGAGTTGCTATTGAGTGAAAAGGGAATCTCCAGCCTGAATTCTTGGAATGCTTATCATGTATGTACTAGGTCTATTGTCATTGGGAGATATATTAACACAGTAGGGGAAGAAGGGTTTGAGTTGGACTATGAGCCTTTTGACGCCAGATGGACTCCCTTTGTGTTTGGCAGGGGTGGTCTAAGGTGGGTAGCTCCGATAACCACCTTATCGAAAGCCGAACTTGTTGAAGAGTATGAGAAAAAACCAGGAGTAGACCTTGCTGTCCTGAAGGGACTCTCAGATAAAGGAGACAAAGAAAGACTTGACCACTGGGATGGTGAGAAGAACGAGGTATATATAGGCACTGGGTTAAGTGGTAATTCAAAGAGTGGGACATCGGGGCAGTTACTCTTGAAGCAACCAAATCCGTTTGGCAAACCTCCTTTTGTTGTCGTGGGGGTTACTGCGGGATTCATGTTAAGGGATAAGGGATACTTGAAAAACGAGTATGAGGACTTACTCCAGTTTGTCAGACATTTGCTTGATGAACACAGCAGGGATATGTCTATTAAGAAGACGATAGGGATGGATATTGCTGTTCCAAGATATGAAAGACCTGTAAAGAATCCAGATGGGAAACCTTCTAAACCCATTCCTAATTCTGACGCATCAGACGACCTACCTGAAGGAGAGCTTCACCAACTACTACCCCGTCCCGACTTGAACAGGGGATTTATTTCAGGAGACCAGGATATTAGCAGAGAAATACAGATGGGGAGTATAAGCGATGCTGAGTTAGCTGATGTTAATGTTAATAGGACTGCGCTTTGGCTGGCGACACAGGCTAGGATACGCAGCACTCGGATGAGACCCCGTATGGAAGCTCTGGAGACATTCAGGGAGCAACTTCTAAGACTAGCTATCTACCAGCTAATTAAGATGGGCAAGGGCAAAAGTGAATTACTCATTGGGAAGACTGGCAGAAAATCAACGTATTCGATAGATAAGTTAGGAGACCCTGACAAGTATTCTATTCAGTGTAAACTGATGAGCAAGAGCAAGGAAGAGGAGATAGCCAATATCGCAGAGGCAAGTGCTGCCAGGGGAGCAGGGATACCACAGTCTATTATAGATAGGGACATAATGATGGCGGAAGACCCAGAGGAATGGGAGAGACTGAGGCAACTGCAAGCAGCGAGAGAAGCCGACCCTGCTATTGGTTTGGTAGAGATGGGGATTCAGTATGCTAGGGAGGCTGAGACTCTTGAAGATGAGAAAGAGAAGAGGCTTAAAAACTATCAATCCATGTTGCTAATAGAGAGGGCAGTCAGTATCATTAAATTAAGACAGCAGCCACCTGTGCCAGAGCAATTACCGGAAAAGGCAACAGTGCCAACAGTAGAGCAACCGAAGGGCGGGGGTGGTAATGCAATGGCTTCTTTTGTAGCGCAGGGCGGGAAGGGTGGTGGTAATGGTGGGCAACCTGCTCAACCTGATTTAGTATAGGGAGGGAAAATGCCGATTAAATGGAGTGTAGAGGAAGCTCTAAAGTGTCTCGAAGAACTGAGGAGTCCATTCGAGGTGGTAACTCCACAGCAAGAACAGGGACTACCCAACTTAGCCGAGCCGATTAAGGAACTTGCTGAGAAGAACAGAGAACCTTTGAAGGAGTGAAACCCCAATGACAATACCTACAATGGAGTCTCTCTTTAGAAGAGCAAACAGACTTCGCCAAAAACAGCTTTCATATCTCACGGCTGAACAAGCCAGGGAGTATGGATTTAATCTTGACCCTGGCTGGGCGGTAGAGATTGACTATGGTGAGAACGGCGACGAGCCGAAGTACACTTACGTCAGTCCCAAAAAATGGAAATTCAGTAATATGGTCTATGGAAACCAGGACGAGTTGACCAACTATTTCACTATCTCGCCAGAGGGGAAGAAATACTCAAAGGCAGAATACGAGGCATTATTTCAAGCGCCACCTGAGCTTACTCCTACAATCCCAGAGATTACTCCCACTATTGAACGAAACTATGCCACTACCCAGCAGTTTGACATTCTAAGAAGGGCAAAAACTGAAGGGACTCTTGACCAGAAGCAACTAACTACCGACCTATGGTTACAACCATGGCAGGCTAAAGAACTCGGTTACAATCAAGGGGAGGCGGATTTCCTGTTATCCCCAGGTGGGATACCACAGCCTGCTCCAGCTATCGGAATAGAAGCGATTATCGGCAGGTTATATGAAGGGCAGACTATTGAAGGCATAAATACCCTTATTAAGACCGACCAGAAGGCGTTTCTAGTAGACCTCCAGGGAAAGGGACGGAGTGAGGATACCGCTGCATTGCTAACGGCACTTGGTGCTGACCAAGGGACGATTGAAGCGTTCTTTAAAGGTATGCCAGAGACACCGGCAACCAGCCAGTTCGGTCAGGGACTGATGAAGGCATTGCCTTTGATAGTAAGACCGAGAACAGTGGAATGGGCAGTTCAGTATTTTGGGAATAACCCTGATAAGTTGAGGCGGGAACTGATAACGGCAGGCAGGGACGAGAATACAGAGGCTCTGGTTAGACAGTTGTATCCTCAGATAACGGACAGGGGATTAAAGGACTACTTTAGCGCCAGAGTGCCAGGAACAGTAGAGGGGGTTGACTCAGCAGCTATAGGTGCCTTACCGACTAAGTCATGGCTGGATAAGGTAGAGGAAGTTAAAGATGACCCTATAAAATTAGTCCCCTTTGTTTCTTCAGGAGTGGAGATAGTTGAGATTGGTAAGTTGCTCAAGATTGCACTGGACTTAGAAAATGGGAAGGAAGTTAGCAAGGAAGATTTTCTAGCTCTCAAGGCTTATGTTGAGCGAGCTACAATGGATACCACTTGGGGTTATGAAGTTGCAGATGTAATATCTCAACTGATACCTTTCGCTGTTGAGTTTATAGCAACTGGAGGAATATTTTCTACTGGTAAGATGGCTACCGTAAAAGCTGGTGAAAAGGCATTGGCAAAGATAGCGACCAGAACTGGGCTTAGAATATTAGAGGGTAAGTTAGCCAAGTATGGATTAGAGGTTGCAGGAGCATTAGTTGGCGGGACTTTACAGACTATTCCCGCTGGTATTACCCGTATACCTGCTGCTACATTAGAGAAACAACTAACTGCTACTCTAACTGGCGATGAAGAGGATGTGTGGGAGAGTGCAATAAAATCTCTTGGTGAAGCGTGGGTAGAAACGGTAAGTGAAAGAAGTGGTGGGCTGTTTGCTCCTCTGACTTCAAAGGTTAAGGGGCAACTTATTAAGGCAGGATTATTCAAGGCTTTCCTCAAAGCTAACCCTGGCAAGGATGTTAATGCTGCAAGAAAAATCTTTGAGAAGATGGGATATAACGGCGTCCTTGAGGAAATGGGGGAGGAAAGGATTGGGGAAGTAGCTCATGGTATTCTCTATGAACTAGGGCTAGGCGACCAGAAGTATAGTCTGCCATCAGGAAGGCAATTAACCGTAGAATTAGCAGCTTTTGCTATCCCAGGTGTCGCTGCGATGGCGATACAAAGCACTCCAGGGATATTTGATAAGCTAAGTCCTTCTGTTAAGGAAGCATTATCAATAGCAGCGAAGGAAGCCAAAGACCGACCTGAGCGTGGGGCTTTTGAGATACCTGGTAAGGGTGAAGTTACCCCGGAAGAAATGCGTCTCACTGAAGTCCAGAAGCAGGCTGAACAGGCTGGAGCTACTATCGAAAAGGTTAAGGAAGGGTTCAAGATTACTAAGGGTGAGCAATCATTTACCGCAAAAGACTTGGAAGTAGCCAGTGAGATGCTAGAGCAATTTGCACCTGCACCAGAGGTTACAAAGATAGCAGGGTTAAGTGGTTTTTCTGAAGAAATACTTACCACTTATCGTAATGCCGATGCTGAAAAGATTATTAACCTTAAGAGAGTAATTGCGAGTAGGGAAGCAGGTGTAAACGAACTTAAACGTACTGCTACATCTAAAAAAGAATTAGCCCTTTTGAGTTCCGAAGAGGAATCACTTAAAACAGAAATGAGTCAGTTATCGTTTGCGGAAAGTCGTGTGTCTCAATATGATGCAGAGATAGCAAGACGTACTACTGCTCTCCCCAAAGCCGAGGTTACACCACCTGTTACTGAAGCTGGTATGCCTGAAGCTGGCTATCAGCCTGCTATGATTGAAGACGTAACTGAGAAAGTAGTTAGACCTGCTGGCAAGGGCAAGATAGTCCAGATTTCAATGGAAGACCAGCTTAAACTTCAGGAAGTTAGACGACAAGCAGAGGAAGCACCAGAGGAAGTAAGGGAAGCATACGAGGCACAGGCTGAGATTGAGGGAATTAAGGCTGCCCATCAAGTTGGCCCTGTAGCCAATCTCCGTTTTAAGGTAGGCAATAGAAGCTACTCAATAGACAATATCGTGGATGCTAAGGAAAAGACCTTTGCCTACAATGACTCATTCACTCCTTCACAGGCGAAAGCAATCAAACCAAATGTAGTATTCTCTGAGGCAAATAAACTGCCAAATGGCAGGATAAGGGCAGACGCAGTTCTTGATGAGTTAGCCAGTAAATATACTGGCGGTGATGTTAATGCCTTCATAGAGAAGGTAAACCAGATAAGGCAAGAGAAGAACCAGGTTAAAGCAAATCAGGATATTATTAAAAAGAATATGACTGAGAAGCCTCTTGTTCCCAGAACGGAAATGACCCCGGAGCAAGTAGCCGAAAGTTGGGAGGCTATCGGGAGACCGACAAGACTTACCTTAGAACAAGCGGAGGCGTTAGCCAGTTTCTTCGGTGAGTATGTGATGAGTGAGAATGTAGTTACTGCGTACGAACTGCAACGGGAACTATGGCGTGAGACAAGGTATGAACGTGCTCAGTCCTTTAAGGCAAGGATGCAAGAATTGATTGTAAGCCAGAATATGCCGGTAGAGCAAGCCTTCAAGCAGGCTATATCGGAGACACTTGCTGGAGTATTACCGAGAGTAAGGTCAGACTTTCTTGAAGGTATGACTGATGACTTGAGGCAATCACTTTTCACAGTTGTCTTTCATAATAAGGAATTACAAAAGTATCCGTTGGAATTAGCTTCAACTATTACTGCCTTAACTAATGCTCTGACTGGTAATCCTATTCCAAGAAAAAAGGGTACTGGAAGTATATTATTCCCTAAAGGTGGTTCTGCTTGGGATAGATTAAACTATGTATTCGGTGAGAAGCCTATAGTATTCAAAGCAATCGAGAAGATGGCTACCGAGAAAAAGACTTTGGTTGATGTGGTTGAGGGTGTGTTCCATGAAACAGGCAGAGCACCAATGCCTATTGACCAATCTATGGCGGATTATCTGCGGGGATTATCTGAAGTTCCATTTGGCTACAAGACCCTACTGGAGAAACCTTTTGTTCTACCTTCGTTACCTCTTGATACTAGAACGGTGGCACAGAAGGCTATTGACCTTCAGAACTTCAAGTTGGAATTAGTGGAAAATATTTGGAAGGACTGGACTCCGCAACGACTTGAGGAAATGTCTTATCTGCGTATTAACCTGCTCAAGACAGAATATCAGACTAAGTTGGCTGAGGCTGGCTGGACACCTCCTTCTGCAATAGCAGACCAGAGAACACCAGCTCAGCGAGCATTAGACCTTGACCTATTTAAGATAGAGATGGCAGAAGCACCAACGCCAGTAACCAAGTTTGAAGCACCGATTGAAGAGCAATTCAAACAAAAACCTTTATCTGGTATGAATTTTATTGAACAAAAATTATTTGTTAGGGTATTGAAGAATATTGGATGGGCTGCCGTAGATATTGCTAATCTATTAAGAGCTATGAAAACAACTATAGATAATTCATTTTTAAGGCAAGCCAAAGTAATAGCTTCAGGATATCCATTAGTGGGATATAAAGGGCATAATACTTCATGGAGAGCTATGTTTAGCCAGAGTGAAGCTGAGGAGACTTGGGAACGTATACTTAAAAGAGACTGGTTTCCAATATATGACAAGATTAGGGCTAAAACTGGTATTGACCCTTTGCGTGAACCTGCCTTTGCAGGAACAAAAGGAACTGCACAATATAGATATTCTGAAGAATTTGGTTTTGCTTCTCAACAGGCAGACAGGTGGATACCTAGAATAACAGCTAAGTCTCCTATAATAAAACCATTTGAAAGAGCATTTTCTGCTGGTACGAATGAAATTGTAGCAGGACTATTGGATGCCAAGTATGCAGAAATTCTTAGGGATTCGGAAAAGGTTGCTTCAAAAAAAGTAATACTACCTGAAGGAGAGGCATTCGATATTGAAAAAGAATTTACTGCCATGATGGATTTGACTGCCAACTTAATCCAGAGAGGTACATTACCGGAGGGTGCTAGGGGATTAGCCCCAATTATGAACGCTTATTTCTTTGCTTTCAGGTCAAAGTTAGGTAGATTCCTTGCACCAACACATCTACTGGGGCTTTATAGGCCGACTGGTAGTTACAAAATGTCTTTCAACAGACGTGTAATGAAAGAGGCTTGGAGAAGTTTTGTCGCATTTAACGCCTCAATGGGTGGTATTATGTTCTTGGGTTCTTGGCTTGGGCTTTGGGACTTGGAAGATGACCCACGTAATGCAGAGTTTATGAGCGCAAGGATTGGTAAGACACGAATTGATCCTTGGGCTGGCTATAGGCAGTTTGTTGTCTTATATGCTCGTATGGTTACTAAGACTGGTATAAGTTCGGTAACTGGTGCTGAATATGATGCCGATCCAGTAGGTACTCTTCGGAGGTTTATTGATAATTCAATGTCACCAATGGCCAGTATATTATTAGAGTTTTGGACAGGCAGAAACTTCTTGGGGCAAGTAATAGATTTCGAAGATAAGGAATATTGGATTGAAAAAGTAACAGCTATGTCCCTATGGGATATTTACGAAGCGTTTAGGGACGAGGGTTGGACAAGGGCAGCACAGGTAACCATACCTGCTATTTATGGTGAAGGCGTGCAGACCTATACTGGAGATTGGGAAGACAACTGGAATAAGTTAGGAATACGGAAGTTCTCAGATATACCTGATATATATTATGATACTGAAGATTGGTGGGTTGATACCGCATCCCAGTTCAAGGGTGTTGACCCTGCTACTCTGACAGAAGCAAAGGGATTTATGCCTCAAGTAAAGGCTGTGGCTGAGGCTTTGGAAATTATAGAAGCATTGAATGAACTACCTAGTAAGGTATTGGTTAAAATAAATGCCGACCCTGCTAAAGGCACAACTTTCGCTCAGTATTACCAGATGTGGAGAGATAGAAAAAAGCTAATTGTTGCTGGTGATGATGCTGAGTGGACAATAAGTGAATTACAGGCTGATGGGACATACAAGAAAACTACCTACAAAGGTGATGATGCAGTTGAAGCCTTTGATAAGGACGAAACACCACAGGAGAATAGAGGAGGAGCCAGGCCAAAAGATGCTTATATGGGTAACTTCTCTCAGACTCAGTTCGCCTTACTTAACGAATACTGGTCAATTACCGACAAGAAGAAACAGGCTGAATTTCTGGAAGCAAATAAGGGCAAGATTGGGTTTAATCCCCGCAGGGATACGCTAAAGTCCAGCCCTAAAGAGAACGCTCTCCTAGCAGTCTTTGGACAAGCTGATATACTTACCAAAGAAGCCTACACTGAGTTTAACAGGCTAATAGAGGAATACGATATACCGAATAGTGCTATACCTGAAATGACACTACCGCCAGAAGGCTCAATAGATAATCACTTCGCCTATTTGGATATGGTAAGTGAAGGAACTCACGGTAGCACTGAAGCTAAACTACTACTACTTGAGGATTATCTGAAAGCTCATCCAACAGGAATTCCTAAAGAAGGAGAACCTCAATCCCTTGCTGAATGGCAAGACCTTAAAGTCCCCCCAGAGCAACTAGAATACTACCAATTACAGGTAGATAACAAGCAGAACTACGATGACCTTGATGCTATCTCAGATGATGATACGCTAACCGATAAACAGAAAAAAGAGGCTTCTGAAAAAATCAGGTTAAGGAAGGTAGGAGAAGGCACGTTTTATGACGTTGAGAGGCGTGTAGAGGCTATCGGAATAGGAACAAGGGAGGTTCCTATTGATGAGAAGTTAGTCAATGCTCATGTTGCGTTAGGGAAGATTATAGGGGTAGAGGGTGAAGAGGGCGTGGCTGCTTCTAGCGCTGAAGCCAAATTATTCCGCTATGATAGTTATGACCCTGATTCGCCTTACGCTGGTTATGATGAATGGCGAACAGGAATACCTAAAGGAGATAAATTACACCTTGAACTTCTTGACAAGGACAAGGCATATCTCGATAACTACCTTGTACCGCGCTGGCGGATTCAGGTGGATGAGAATTACAAGAAAAAAGACGCTGAATATAATGCCATTAAAAACCCTCTTGAAGCAGAGCAAAGTAGGCTTAGAGAGGAATGGCTGGCTAAACCGGAGAATGAGAATTATCGGAAAAACAAACGTAAGGTAGAAGCCTTAGAATTGACCAACTCCCAGACTGGCGAGAAGTTCCCGACCACCGAGGTTGAGAACTATGTCTCCTACTACGAGATACCACCTATAAAAGAAAGTAAGCGACCTGAGAGGTTTATAATAGACAACCCTGCCTTTGCCCAGGCAATGTATCGCATAACAGGCAAGGACATCTGGCTAACCAAGCCTGAAGATGTGCCGAATGTCGCTTATGACGACATCTACGACCAGTATAAAGACCTGTTCGACGAAATGAGAGACAACTCTGATGCTAAGTCCCCTTATTACAAAAAAGACAAAAAGGCTAGAGATGCCAGAGACCAGCAAATCTTCGACGAGAACCCGGCATTTAAGGAAGCCTATTACCGCAGGAAGGCTTATGGCGAGCTATGGGATGAGAAGTATGTAGACAACTATACCACCTATATGCTCATACCGAAAAAGGGATATGCCGATATGCGATTTCTCAAGTCCCATCAGGACTTCTACTGGTATGCCAGAAAGAAACAGGGCTGGACTGATGATGTCCCAGAGTGGGACAAGATACCTACCGAGGCGGTGGAGAAACTTTATAACGAGTATCAAGTTCTGCAAAAGAGGAAGGTTGGTCAGGCTGCCTTAGACCAGTTCCGTGAAGACCATCCTGACTTTGATGCCTGGGGTGTGTTAATGTTTGGGTGGGTGCCTATCAAGAATAAAAAGAGACGGGAGGGCATGACGGCACAGGAGAAGTTTGAGGAAGACGCAGCAGCACGGGATATTGAGTTTGACAAAGAAATGGATGAATTAAGAAGGCGACTAGAGGCGTTAGGGAAATGATGGTAGAAATAATAACTTGACAAAACAGAATAATTCTGTTTTGATAGAAAGTAATCCTTTTTTTAGGAGTGGATATGCCATATAAAACAGAGAAAAGGGGCAATAAGCTAGTCAACGTAAACACAGAAACAGGGAAGGTCAAAGGCACTTTCCCAGATACGCCAGAAGGGAAACGTAAGGCTAGTAGGCAAATGAGGTTGCTCTACATGATTAAAGGTGGTAAGGAGCCCACAGGTGCTAAGGCTAAATCCTAAAATATTAAACAGGAGGAATAAAATTAAATGGCCGCGAGCGTAACCGAAACCAAAGCAGGCACTATACCAAAAGCAGAAGGCAATAACTCCCCCGAAGCGGAAGGTAAAACCCCTAGCGATGCAAGTAAGGTATCCTCAGAGAGTACCCCGAAGTACACTGAGGCGGAGTTAAAGGCAGCCGTTCATGCAGCTAAATCTGAGGCTGGTAGGGAAAAGCAGACTCTTGAGCTTGAAAGAGATGGTTTCAAGACAAAGCTGGAGGCTAAGGAAGAGGAGCTTGTCGGAAACACCGCTGAACTCGAAAAACTACAGACTAAACTTGAGGACATGTCCAGCGATGACCCTGACAGGTACGATGTAGTTAAAGAACTGAAGGCAGCCCGGGAAGAGAGAAAACAACTGAAAGCTGACAGACAAGCTCTTGAGGCAGAGAAAACAACGCATGGAGAGCGTATTAAGAGAGCCGAAAGTTTTGAGAGGGAAGCAATTATCCAGGAACTTGTTGAGGACTATGAAAATGGAGACTTTAATAAGTTAAAGGACTTGTGCGATACCTTTTCTGCAACTTCCGAAGAGCAGATACGAAAAGTTGCCGATACTCTTTGGGTAAAGAAAGACACCGAGCCCGAGCCGACTCTAGTGATTAGTTCTGGCAGGACGGCTGGAGGAGCAGTTGACTTTAGTAGTATGAGTGCTGATGAAAAAATCAGGTACGCACTCAACCATAAAAAATAACACAACAAAATACAGGAGGTAAATAAATATGGCAATGACCTTAGTAGAGGCAGCCAAATATTCAAACGATATTCTCCAAGTGGGTGTTATTGAGAAGCTAGTCTACCACGACCCCATTCTTGAGAGAATACAGTGGAAAGAAATTACTGGTAATGGGTTGACCTACGATGTAGAAAAAACGCTATCTGGCGCTGCTTTCTATGCCGTTGGGGATACCTGGGAAGAGTCTACATCAGAGGTTGACCAGACTACAGCCGTCCTGAAAATTATGGGTGGTGATGCCGATGTAGATGGCTTCTTAAAGGCTACCCGGGCCAACCTACAGGATATAACGCAGGAGCAGATAAATGCCAAGATAAAGGCTATACAGGAGTTGTTCAATAAGACCTTCTGGTATGGCTATATTACTGGCAACGCTAAGGAGTTCGATGGTATGCACTATCTACTCCGTAGCTCCACTGCTCCATACAACAACACTGTAGCAACAGCAACTACCTCCGGCACTTCAATCCTTCTGAAAATGGAGAGGCTAGAGAAGGCAGTGGATCTGTGTAAAGATGGAGCCGACCTGATTGTTATGTCCAAGCAGATGAGGCGCAGTATCAACAAATACCTGCATGGAGTTGGGGGAATCAGCTACAGGGACGCCGGTAATGCTCGTATCCAGCAGCTCTTTGAGACCGATGTAGCGGTTTCTGACCGCATAAGAGATAACGAGTCTGCTGACCTACAATATGGCACTAATG